TGGTAGGTTGCTAGTGGAGTGGCCCCGATGTTTTCTGCCGACCTGCTGGGCGGGTTAGGCTGTTGACGTAGTCCATGGAAATGGGGCTCCGAACGTGAACCAAAATTCTTGGTGAGGTCACGTTAAAACTATCGCTGATGAACTCGCTTCCCGCGCGACATAAGGGTGGCACACAGGTGGAGGTACTCCACTAGGGTTGAGGTCAGATGCATAGGCGTAAGAGCGTAAGCAGAGCCCAGTATCATAATTGGGTATACTACGGAAACTAACCGAAACCTGGGGTATAGGTGGTCGAAGGGGAACTCTACCGAATAATTGAGTAGCACTAACCCGGGCCGGGTGGCCATGGAAACATGCGAGCACAACCAAGGAATCAACGATGTTGCGCGTTGGTCCAGTGGTGGTTGGGGGCACGACGACTGCTGGTGGTGTAGTGAAAACCACAGTATTGAAGATTTTGACGTGGATGGGTTTGGTGAAGGAGCCTGTCTTTATTACAGATGTAGTGAGCACGGTGGCTGCTGTTTCTCAGGTCGTGGCGCAGGCTGTACCTGAAGAGATGGAGTTGATCGGTCAGCATCCTGGTGTTGTAGCGTTGAAGTTGTTGTTTAGTCGTTTTGGTGTCATGATAGCGTGTAGTGTAGTGCAGATGGCTTTGCCATATCGCTCGGCTCGAATTTTCGCCGAGTTGATAGGACCAAATGCGGGGGTCATGGTCGTTGAGAGTGAGACGCGGTTTACCGCTAGTCTCCGGTGCGGGGCAGCCCTGGTTGGGCTGTGTGCCTCGAACTGGTCTAAGACACTCCTTGGTCCTGAGGGGACCGCGACCCAACACTGTGCAGTGCTAGATGGCCTGCAAGTGGTTGATGAATTGACTTCGTATTACCACGGGCGGTACCGTGAGGAGGTAGGTGAGGTGCGTAAGTTGATGCCGCGTATCTACCAAGCCTATGGTCTGTTATCAGTTGCCCACTCAATCAAGATGGTGATTGAGGCTGGTGAGCAACGGAATATGGGAGCTGTCACCCGTGTGGCGCGAGCGGTGTTTGGTCTCGGCACATTGGCGTACAAGTTGTGGTCTAATTGGTCGTGGACCGGTAGTAATCAATCAGATGAGCATGAAGCAAATGAGCAGTTAGCCGCACTGTATAATGATCAGTGGTTTGGGCGCGCTCAGATTATGCCTGCTGGAGGCATGTTCTATGCTAGGGTGAAGGTCGAGAAGCGAACCAGAACCCGTAAATCAGCGGATGGAGTTGCCCGCGATATAGCACAAGACGATGCTCTCGATCATGGTGTGGGCGCTCCACCAGCCCCTGTGCGAACGCAACACGCGCACAACAAAGATGTTCGACACGTGACTCATGATGATGATGAGGACTGCACCCGTGAGGAGGAGCAGGAAAACGTGACGACCCTTGAGTACCAAGATATGATTGATTTGGCCGTAACACATGGTTTGGCGGTGCCGACGATGGGGGTGTTGAAGCGTATGCCCAAGGATGCCGTAGGTATCGACGCGTTGTTTTCAGGAGGGCCGCGAGATGCCCGGAATGCTTGTGTGACGGCAGGTAAGATTAAATTCTGCCCAACACCGAGTTTATCACGCGCAAATGTGGCAATAGTTGCTGGCTGGGTCGCTGACTGGATCCCCAAGAACATTGCCCTACAAACCATGCGACTGGTGGACCAGCGTAAGTTGTTTATTCAGTGTGTGACTCTCCTCCTTCTTCCAAGTCCTGAAGAAGTTTTGCGGTTTAGAGGATTGAAGTCGGTCGCCATGCAGCAGTTTGTGAAACGGGCTGCATTGGAACAGGCCAATTAGGGTTGTCAACGGGTTATGTATGGAGTGACCCGAGCGGATACGGTTGTTAACATTTGTCAACCAGCGCGAGGGTACCTGACACTCCAGGTGACCGCAAATCAACCAAAACACAAAAAGTATTTAGTTTTAGATAACTTATCACAACCAACACAAGTAGCTGTATATAGCAACACGGCGGTAAACATTGCGATCGCCATTAAATCGCGTGTTTTTGATGTCAAGGATGGAAAGGGTGGCTGGATGCCATGTCCCCAACCCCTGGCAGATGCTTATAAGCGGTGCAGTCGATTCAAGACTCTCCTCGCGCAACGGTTCAGGGCACACGCCCTGGTGGAGAAGTGGGATGTACCGTCCCTCTTCCCATCGGGCTTGAAGCGAGAAACGTATACACGAGCGTATGAGTCACTCCGGACGTTATCTTCCCAGGAGAATTTGAATAAAGACGCACGCATTCGCGCATTCGTTAAGTGTGAGAAGGTGGTGGTTGATGGTGGATGGTCTGTGTATGGCCATGACCTAAAATATGTGTTGGCTAAGGATCCACGCATTATACAACCACGAACACCCCGCTATAACGTCTTATTGGCACAATGGCTCAAGAAGAATGAGCATCAATACTTTAACGCGGTAAATCGCGTATTCGGAGAAGTGACCGTCCTCAAAGGAATGGACGCGCGACGCCAAGCTATGCATATCAAACGGAAATGGGATAAGTACCAGAATCCTGTGGGTATACGGCTCGATGCGTCGCGGTTTGATCAGCACGTGTCATTACAAGCGCTGAAATATGAACATTCACTTTATCTGGATCACCCACTCTTCAAAGCACTCCCCTCGGAATACAGGGTTGAGTTTGAAAATTGCCTGAGGAAGCAACGGCGCAATGTCGGTAGTGGCTTTGCGCGAGATGGGCGTGTTGATTATATGGTCGAG